CAGCTTCAGGTTGGACTTCACGTCGCCGAGCGTCTGCGCGGCGTCCATGACGGCCTCGGCCGAGATCAGGTTGGTCGACGCCGGGGTGCCGGCGCTGTCCATCGAGATGTCCTCGATCATGTCGCCGCCGTCGTTCGCCGCGTTGTCGGCGAAGACGCCCTGAAGCGTGGCCGCAATGATCAGGTCGAACTGGCGCTGCCAGTAGGCGTTGACGCGGCTGTTGATGCGCTGCATCGGATCGGAGCCCGCCAGTTCGGCGGTCAGGTTCATGGTCGACCAGCCGCGCGTGCGGAACTGGCGGACGGCCACGTCCTTGCCCGAGCCGAGCGATCCGGGCGTCGCGTAGTCATCGGGATCATCCGTCGCGGTGTCGCTCTCCTCGTCGTCGAGGTCCTTCCAGAACGGCACGTTGAAGGTGCGCCCGCCGCCGGCGAGCTTGGACGCCATGTCGGCATCCTGACGGATCACGCCGGCCTGAAAATAGGCAAGCGTCTGCACCGTGTCCTTGGTCATGTACGAATTGAAGACCTCGGGCACGATGACATCGGAAAGGCGAACGGGACCATCCATCGGTCATTCTCCAGCGTTACTTGTCGGGCAATCCAAAGTCCGACGGTTTCTTCCCAGCAGCCGCGATCAGGCTGCGCGCATTGTCCACGTCTTCCCGCCACGCTTTCATCGCCTCGGTCATGTTGAACGACCCTTCGGCGAACGGATTGCCGACCCTGTCCGCCCGGCCATGGATCACGTCGTCTTCCTTGAAGATCGCCGTGCCAAGGTTGGCGAACAGAACGGCCAGACTGTGGTTCAGGACCTCGCCATTCGGACCGATTACTTTCAGGTCCTTCAGCGCGGCCTTGGCCTCCGGGTAGGTGTTCAGCGCCCTGTCCGCGAACGCCATGTTCGCCTTGGCTGTAGCACCGTCCAGCGGTCCCCACATCTTGACCAGCTTCTCGGTTTCCGACGTTGCCAGCGAGGCCAGCCTGTCGGCTTCGGCCTGCTGACTTCCGGCGACAGTCTCGGTCATGTCCTTAACGTAAAGGTCGTGAACCGCCTGCGCCTGCTGCTGGGATAAGCCGAGTTTGAAAGCCGCGTCCTTGAGACCTTTCGCCTTCTCGGCGTCGTAGGCGACGCCTTCCGGCAGGTTCTCGGGGAGGGTAAACTCGTACTTGTCGGGGCTCTCGGGCCGACCCAGCTTCGTCAGAAACTCGTTGCGCTCGTCATCCGTGGCATCTTTGCCGGGCACGCGGATTGCGCTTCCCAACAATGATGCCTGCTCACGTGCGAGTTTGCCAAGTCCTTCTACGTCCTTGACATTTCGCTTTCCGAGCCATTCGCGGGTGTCTGCGTCCTTGACGAGTTCCGCAAAGGGATCAGCGCCGTTTCCATCGCCCGACGCGGCGGACTTCTGGTCGGCTGATGCGTTCCGGGTGTCCTGCGCAGTTCCGGCGGCTTTGGTGTCAGCACTCTGCTGTTCGCCGCTGCCGGTGTCGGCGGTTCCATTGGCATCTGCGGTCATCACATATCTCCGTTTTCAGGGTTTGACAACTGGTACTGCATGCGCGCGATCGACTTTTGCAGGTCGGCGATTTCGAGGTTCGACATCTGGAGCATCCGGGCGATGCGGCCGAAGACGAAACGGCGACCGCTGTCATGCCGCAACTGCTGGTCGCTCGCCATACCGTCGTCGGTGAAGAAGTAGCCGCTTTCATAGGCGAGGTCGACGAGCACGATGTCGGCGTCTTCCTTGCCGCCCCGGCCTTGGAAGACCGAGAGATAGGCTTGCCGCAGGCGCTCGACCTGCGCCGCTTCTTCAGGCGACCCGGCTTCCGCTGGCGGTCCCATGCGCTCGTAAATCGAGGTAACCATTCTTGCTCCGTTCGGTCAGTTTGAAGCCGCCATTGAAGGCGGTGACGACCCATTGCGCGATCAGGAGGTCCTTCAGGTGCTTCGGGTCGCCGGTCTCGTGCCAGCGCTGCGAGTGCCGCAGGAGCACGTCCCTGATCAGCGTCCGCTGGCTCATGCCGCCTGCGGCGCTACCTGCGCCGGCTGTCCGTAATTCTGCATCGCCATGTTGCCAAGTGTCGAGGTCAGGTTGCGCAGGTTCGGGTTTTGGTTGGCGACCTGATCGGCCGCGCCAAGCTGCTGCGCTCCGGCTCCGGCGGCCTGCGCCGCGTCACCGCCTTGCTGAAGCATGGCGAGCATGTTCATGACGTTCTGCATGTTGTCCTTCTGGTCGGTCTCGGCCTGCACTTCCTTGCGGTCGCGCAGCGTCGCCGACGGTGCGCCGAGAATGTCCTGCGCGGTCTCGATCATCTCGTCGAAATCGCAGCGATCGAAGACGCTCGGATCGTTCTTCGCCTTGGCGATCAGGCCGATGAACTCGATCAGGCGCTGCATGCCGATCAGTTCGCCCATGCGGCGCAGCCGGTCGAGCGGCGAGGTGAAGGCCGGCGACACGTCGCGGTTGCCGAGCGATGCCGGCAGCGCCAGCGGCGACTGCGGCCTGAACGCGCCGCGCCGGTCGAGGATCGCCACCTCGCGATCGACGAGCATGCCGAGCCCGCCGTTCATGGAGATGCCGACCGGGCCGAGCAGTTCGCCCTTTTCCTGCGCCCGCAACATCGCCTCGGTCGCGGTCATGTCGGTATCGTTGACGAGGATTTGCCAGAGGTTCAGATACAGCGTCTCGCGCATGGCGCTGCGCCGCTGTTCCATGATGGTCTGCGCGAGATCGGGCCGGACGCCGGTGTTGAGCGGCGCGAACAGCGGACGGCCTTCCGGGTTGACCAGCCCCGGATTGACGACGCCGGGGTTCCAGTTGAGCTTGGTGAAGTTCTTGCCGGCGACGCCGAGCGGCGGCTTCAGCACGGCCTGCGCGCCCATCACCTCCAGCTTGGAAAGCTCCTGCAACGTGCGCACCTCGGCCAGCGCGTAGGCGATCGGTCCCTCGCTGAACGGACGGTTGCCCGTGTCGGCCCACGCATAGCGCATGAACGGGTATTCGTAGTAGCCGCTCTCGCCGATATGGAAATCCTCGTCGGCCAGCGCGTAGTGGCTCTCGAATTTCGCGCCGCGCACGCCGACGCCGCCCTGACTGGAGATCGAGCGCGGCCGGATCGAGTGCAGCACGCGGAAGGTCTGGTCACGCAGCTTCACGTCGTTGGCGTACTGCATCACCTTCGGCCCGGCCTTCGGCCCGAACTGCTGCGCAAGCTGGTAGGCCGAGCGTCGGAACATGCGGTTCATGCGGTTCGGCTTGCCGTCAGCGCCGACGCCAGGGTAGACCTCGACGATCGGGACGTACTCGTAGCGATAAGGCAGGCGCTTGTCGCCGTGCACCTCGGGAACGAACATCCAGCCGTCGCCGAAGGCGCACATGGACTTCATCGCCGCGCGGTGCGACGGCCAGAAATTCGACGCCGGATTGCCCCGAATACGGAACATGTAGTCGCGGACGCGCTCCAGCGCCGCCTTCTCGGCTTGGTTCGGCTGGTAGCCGAAATCGTCGTCGACGCCGAGATCGTGCCACGTGTAAGCCTCGGGCGTCTTCAGCGACAGGATGCCGGCGGTCAGCCGGTCGACCGCCCAAAGGGAGGTCATGTCGTAGATTTCCTTGGACTTCCGAGCCGCGACCGGCAGGCCGACGACGCTGGTGATGGCGGTGTTAGCGTCGGTCGACAGCAGACGGTCGAAGCCCTCGGTCTGCGGCAGCACGTAGGCGGCGACCTGTCTCCAATAGCGTTCCCACGGCAGGCGTGCCGTCGCCAGCGCCGTGAACTCGTCCATCAAATCCTTGACGATCATCGCCATCAGGCAGCGAACCTCGCGAGCGCCGGCGAGGATGCAGAGGTGTTGTAGGCGCTGTCGCCGAGCGCGCTGGTGAAGATGTTGTCGTTCACGCCGCCCTGATCGACAGCGCGCTGGCGGGCGGCCACCACCATCGCGGCGTTCTCGTCGCGCTGCGGCGTGCCGGTATTCTGCGCCTTCGGCGGCTTGGGCGTCTTGATGCACATGCTAGAAAATCCTCCCCAGCACAACGACCAGCGCCGCGAACCATGTGATGAACGTGCCGATATAGCAGGCCAGATGCGCCCTGAACACGCCGGCCGACGCGACGGCTTCGTTCTGGAGCGCCAGCGCCTCGCTCAAATAGGCGAGCCCCGCGCATAGCGCGAGCAGCACCATGGCGGCTGGCGCTTCGACGACGAAAGCGATGACGAACATCAGGACGACCGCCGTCCAGCCGTAGACGATCATCGACAGGAGGACGAGGAGCTTTTCCATCGGTCTTTGGCTTCCATGAAATCGGCGGCGCGCCACTGGTATAGCACGAATTTCTCGCCTGTCTTCCCCCATTCAAACGGCTTCGGCGTCAGGAGCTTCGCTCCGGTCGCCTCCATCCAGCGATGCGCCTCGGAATGGTCCTCTATCGAGCGCGCTTCCATGACGCGGAAACCGTTGGCGATGCGCCACGGCACGACATAGTCGAGCATGAAGCGCGTGATCGCCGGAACGGTCCGCCGGGCGTGCCGCGTCCCCAGCATCCATGCGGTCAGCGCCGTGACGCTGATCGGGCTGGTGCCGAAAATCGCCGCCGGTTGGCCTCTCCAGAAAGCCGTGTACGCGGTTGAGGCTTCCAAGAGCCCCCACGCAAGCTCGTGCTCCCTGACGCTGTCGGCCAGTTGGCAGAACGCCTCGCGGCGGTCTAGAGCCCTAAGATTTGCCGCCACGTACGACGCGTCGCGGATAACCGCAGGTCGTATCTCGGTCTGCCCCATATGTCCCGACAGGTGTTGAAGATCAGGTAGCAGAAAAAAGCTCCTACGGCGAGGAAGGGCAGCACCGCCATGACGACGCCGAAGGCGACAAGCGCCTGATAGGTCCAGTCCATCACGCCGGTATCCCGGTCAACGCCAC